ATCGTCAAACTGGCTAGGTTTGTAAGGCCCTGTATTTGACCCACGGACAAGGATTGGTTCTTTAAACTCAATCCAGCCATTCTTCGCAAGGTAAATATAAAATGGATAGTTTGCGTCTTCACCGAAAGCAAAATCCTCTTGGACTGTGAAAGTCTTTTGAAATTCTTGCCACTCATTGAGAGGTGGTCTATTCTTACCGATATCAGAAGATAACAAGATCTTATTTAGACCGTGATTTTTTACGTTAAAAGCAAAAGAACTATCTGGATATTCCTTGATGCGGTATTTGAAACCAAGGGTGTATGTTTCACCGTGATAAATTTTTTTAACATAAATAGGCAATGTAAAACCAGACCAATTATAACCAGTCAGCCCCTGGGCTTTAATTGTAAAAGTACCATCACTAACAGATACGCTTGCCTTTGGATTGTTGTTACCAACAAGCGTATTTTTGTCCATCGTCATGGAATTAACAATCAAGTTGTTATCGTCAGTGACATATTTCCCGACTTCCGTCTGAAATATCTGGCTAGACATGATCAAACGTGACATCTTGTCTGGTGCATCAGATTCCGAAGTGCCTAAAATACGTTCATACAATGCTGAGTTCTCTCGAACTCGCTGGAAGTCAGATTGGTTGACTTTCCCGTTTAACAAACTAGTGATTTCAGTAAATCTTCCATCAATGCCTTGTTTGTAAGTAGATAACTTAGCATCTTGTTCACTTGTGAGCGCTTCAAATCTTCTTTCAACTGTTCGTGCATTATCATTATAAGTTGCTTTGTTAATGTAATTTGTTGATAGTTCCTCACGGATTGAAGTTATATTGGTTGATGTCTCATCTCTGACATAACGCTTCAATTCTTCAGTACGGTTGCCATCGTTATCAACGTATGTCTTAATTTCCGCAATCTTAGTTGAGATTCCATCAGTCGTATTTACGATTTCATTTAATTTAGTCCCATACTGCTCTTTAAATGCATTGATTTCTTCCGATAATGTAGTTTGGGATTTTTGTGCAGATTTCTTAAAATCAGCCAATTCTGATTTTATTTTATCGTTATTATCAATGGCATATAATGCTTGGGTTGATGCTTGTTGTGCTTTCTCAAATGCATTGTCAGCCGTTAAACGTACATCCCACATTTGATTAAATGCAGCTTCTGCTTGTTTTTTTGCCTCTGAAATCTTACTGGATTGATTGTCTAATTCTGTGCTTATACGCCAATTAAAATCATCGAATCTTCCAGTGATTTGTGCTGAGATTTCTTGCTTAACTACTTCAGCTTGTGCTTTGGCTTGCTCAATACCGTCTATGATTTTATTTTCCAGTTTTTTTGATTGCTTGTCATATTCAGCATTAGCATTATCTACAAGCTTCTGCACTTTTGCCTCGTATTCAGCATCATGACTGGCAATTTTATCTTTGACTACATCTTCAACGATTTTGCCAATTGTACCACCTAGCGAACGTGAGATTTTACCAAATCCAATCTTCTTCAATTTTTTAGACATTGGACTGTAGTTATAGCTGGTAATCTTTTTGCGAATATCAATATTATAGAGTTCATAAAAGATTGATACTGTATCAAATAGTTTTACTGGTTGATCAGCATGACCCAGAACATCAATCTCTAAGTTCTCATCTGGCAAATCGCAAAGACTTGACTGAAAGTATTTCTTACCATACTCTTTTAAATCCTCAATGGTTTTAACATCCTGGTCTTGGACATCCATGTCATCCTCGTAGATATGCTTATATTTATCTACAAGTGGACTGTCTACAGTAGTCTCAAGGATTTTGTCCTTCTCTCCCTCTCCAGATGCGGTAATGACCTTACGGAAATGGATTCTTGTCTTAAGCGATTTAGTATTAGTGGATTCTTTGTACTCAGAAAGGTTCTTTTTGTACATAAAAAGAGATTGATTCTCAATCCCTCCATTTCTTAACAATCTCACTGAGTATTTATCTCTGACTAAATCACCACCCCACTGACCAATAATTGAGTGCTGACCTTTTAGTAGTGCATCAATTACTGATGCGTTCTCTATGTTTAAAGTATGTAATTCAGAGATATCAGAAAAGAAAGTAAAAGGGCATTCTCTCTTTAGCCCTTCTACTAGCTTGTTCATCACAGTAAAACCATTCGCCCGATCTACATTGATCTTGCGGATACTATATCCGTTTAGCAACGTTGCTACTTGATTGGCATATACTGTGATATATCCGTGCCCCTTTTGGATGTCAATGATTACAAATTCTTGTTCTCCTGACAAATCATCTGCTAACAAATGAACTTCGTTTTGTAGCAGGCTCCATTTTTCATCACTAACAGGATACTTGAAGGTAAGCTGATAAGTATTATTTTCCTGCTGGCTGATATCATCATCCGTACACAAATTAAGAGGAATATTACCCTCTTTTAAATAAATCAAATGATATACCTCCAATTTCCTTGAATTTTGATTTTGGAAACATTACCAGATGTAGTTACACCTGTAACTCCTTTAGGCAGTTCAAAAAAAGGACCTCTTGTTCGCAAGGTGTTCTTGAGTTGCCCATTCAATGTATAAACATTTTGTTTCCGCTGCCTACAATCAATTTTAGCCCCACCTGATAGGTTTAATCCCATTGTCTGGTTGCCAATCGTTAGCGTTACTTCTCCTTGCCCTTCAACTGTAATAACCGGTTCCGAGTAAATTGTACCTGGGTTAGTGATTGTCCCACGTCCTGATAGTACAACCTCTTGGACATTTTTTAAATATCTAAAAGGATGTTGATACACCTTGAAACTTACAATCCAGTTATTTTGGCCATGAAGAGAGATTTCTGATTCAAGTAAATCAGCATAGTAAATGCTACCAGGTTGATAACTAAATTCCAATACATTGTCCTGCTTCTGGAATGCGTTAATAATAGCTTGAGCATCTTCATATCGCTTAACAAACAACTTCAAAGTACGCTCATATCCATCATAAGCACCATCTTCAATGTTATACTGGCCATTCATTCCAAATAGTTTTTTCTGCTCATCATATCGAGGGATAGCACCTTTAATATCTCCAAAATCAGTCACCACACTATCTGATATAGTGTTTGTGTTAAAAGTATTGATAATCAGATAATTTACTGCCATTAGATCCCCTCTCTAGCCATGATTCGTCCTTGACGTTGATAGGCATTGATGGCTAATTTTTCTCCATCTAAGTAAGTATTAGAGTCTTTGTTTGATATCTTCTCAAGCCAAGTATCTAAACTTGATCTCAGAATCATCATCTCAGACACCATTCTAGACTCAGTTGTGTCATATTTAGCGTTAGGCATCTGCAATGTGGATGTGATATCTTTACTGAAAGCTGCTCCTGATCCAAAATCAAAATCATCCCCTGTAAATGCATTTGAAATCCATCCAGCTACTCCACCAACAGTTCTTTGCACATCTTTAAAACTATTTTGTAAAGAAGCATCAAATCCTCCCATGATAGCTTTACCAGCAGGTATTAATAACTTGCGGTCATAAGAAATAGGACCTTTGTGTTTACGGATCCAGTCTGCAATACCACCGATAAAATTCTTAACACCATTATACGCACTTTTCAATCCCCCTAAGAAGCCATCAAGAATAGCTTTACCAGCATCCCAAAGATTGATATTTGCTAGGCCAGAGAAAAATCCTTTAATACCTGAGCAAAGGTCTTCAACTCCGTTTTTCATGGTATCCCACGCTTTTTGTGCACCAGTGACAATTCCATCGAAAATACTTCCAAGACCAGATTTGATGCCTTCCCACATGCCGATTGCTGTAGATTTGATGCCTTCCCATAATCCTGACATGAAAGATTTGAAACCTTCCCAAAGGGCTTTTGCGCTAGCTATGAAAGCATCTATAATGCCAAGAATAGCTTCACATATTGCATTCCACATGGCTTCCGCTGTTGCCTTTATAGAATCCCAGATTCCAGACAAGAATGTCTTAAGCCCTTCGAAAGCACCAGTGAAGTATCCTATGATTGTAGAAATAATCCCACTAAAATAAGTACAGATACCATCCCAAATCATTGATACGGCAG